ATCTGGATCACCGCCGTGGCCAAGCGCGCTGTAGCTGCGGACTCGACGTTGGCGCGACTCTTTTCGTAGTCATCGATCTGGCGAAGCAGCCAGCGGATCGTGCTTATTGGCGTGCGGAGGAAGCGCTCGGGGGTGAAGTCGCTTCCTATCGCAGAGGCGCGTACTCGGAAATAGACCGCGTCCCAATCCGCGAGGGGTGCACGCAGCACCTCCTCGGCGTGCTTCAGGATTTGCTCGGGGGTGGGCTGGCTTCGGGCTCCTCCTCTTGGTCGTTTCCCTCCGCAGAAGGCCAGCCGTCACGTTCCCAAGTGAGAAGCTGAAAGATCTGCTCCATTAGGCGTGTCGGGATAGCCTCGGTGTCGGCCTCGGTCCAGTCTTCGAGCTTCTGCCAGTCCTTGGAGCGAGGAAGCTTTGCTTCTCCGCGGTAACGCATGAAGAGTGTGACAAAGGCGATTTGCTGCTCAATGGCACCGATGCCGGCGCTTTGCAGTTCCTCTAAGTCTGCGGCGTAGTCGTAGAGCAGCTGTTCGTTGTCCTCGGCAGCGTTGCTCAGGAGATCCACTGCTTCTTTGGTGCTGATGCCTTTATCTTTAGCGATGCGTTGCGCGAGCTTGATAGAGCGAAACGTGGATTTTGACTGCTGGCGGCTTACAGCTTCGATGCCTTTGGCTTCCCCGGGCACAAGGTCGTTGTACACCGGAAACCGAAAAGGTCCAATTTCGTGGTACTTCTCAGGTGAGAAGAGCAGCGAAGCGTACTTAGACATCTTCAAGAGGGAGATCGATGGACCAGGACCTGAAGGGCTCGGGTTGATTGACGAGCTCGTCGGGTAGTTCAACCATCACGCTAGCAGCTTCATACGCTAGGCGTATAGACTTAAACGGGATCAGGGGCTCCAAGTACAAGGCGCCGCAGTGCAAAGTGTCGCCTTGTACTTGGCAGTTCACTGCATACACCATGTGCGCAGCGTCCATCAATAGATCGTGTTGCATGGCTGTGAGTACAAAAAAGCCCCGCGGGGGCGGGGCTGGGGTGTTGGCTCGTTCTCAGTCTGACCGTCAGGCGGTCTTGAAGAGGGTCTCGAAGCCTTGCAGCGGGAACAACACGCCGGAAGCGGAAGGGTTGCCGCTGCCGTCGAGGGCCTGCTTGATAGCGCCGTCTGCCACGCGAAGGCGGTAGATGGTGTCAGCAGTGAGGTTCGCGCTCGGATTGATGGTGACCACGTTGGTGGCCAGGGAAACCGCAGCGGCCACTGCGGCGCCGGTGGAAGCGACCTCGAGGCGGAAGCCGCTGCCGTCGGTTTGACCGAGGGCGAGCTGGGTCAGCGCGGAAGCGCCGTCGCTGGTATAGGTGACGGTGATGTCGTTGCTGACCACGACAGAATCGGCGTTGTCAGCGGGGACGACAGCGTACCGGCGGTCTCCGGAGGACGGAGCAGTGAACAGCAGGCTGGACTGCACACCGCCGAAGGACAGAGCAGTAGAACCAGCGTCGTAGCGGCCGAAGACGGGGCGACCTCGGGACATCAGGTCGAAGGACACTTCGGTGAGGCCTTCGGCTGTGATGTTCTCGTTGTAGTTCATCACGACGGCGTTGAAGCCAGTGAAGTCGTAGATGTAGTTGCCGGAGCTGCCGTCAGCTTGACCGAGCTCCTTGAGGAACTCAACGTAGAGCTCGTAGTCCTTGTTGTAGCGGGCTTTTTCGATGAGGGAGAAGCCCTCTTCGTAGTTGCCGCGGAACTGCGGGCAGTTCTGGCCAGCGGGGATTGCGGTGTCCTTGAGGAAGTAGGCGGTCACCGAGGCTTGCACGGTGGAGCCGGTGATCAGCGAGTCACCCCAACCATCGTCACCAAGAAGGCGGAACTCCTGATTGGTGTCGTTGATGGCGAAGGTGGTGTTGCTCACACCCTGCAATTCGACGTAGCTGGAGCCAGCGTCGAGGGTGGGAAGCGTGATCAGGCCGGCGGTGTCGCGGGTAGCGAAGTAGCGGCAGGGCGGGGTCAGGTCCACGGCGCGGACGAGGGTCCGGTGAGCCTTGTGGAACGACAGCCCGATGGCATAGTCAGCCATGGTTGGGACTCCTTAGGGGATCGGGGGGTTCAAAACGGGGCCCAGGATGGGAACCGTCAAGGCCTCGTAGGTGGCCTCAGTCCGGGGTGTGTAGGTAGCACTGACCCGGGGGAAGGTGCGTGCCAGTCGACGGCTGATGTCAAGCAGCGTGAGTGGCATGCGGGTGCCCTCGCGGGTGCCGTAGTTCGTGAAACGAACTGGCCAGCGCTCGAAGGACACAATGGCTCCGACGGAGCCGGGTGAGACGATCTCGGGGACATCGGTGATGGTGCACTCGATGCCGGTGACAGCCCAATTGGATGGGACCATGGCTTCACCGACGACGTAGACCGCGGGGATGCGGGTGTCGCTGGGGGGCACGGTGTAGTAACCAGGCCAGCTGGCTTCGGGCTTGAGCGTGGTGCCGTCGGCCTCGTAGAGGTCGAGGATGTAACGCTCGATGGTGGTGCGTAGGGAACGCACCTGAGGGCAGCTGGTCGAGATCGTCATGACTGCTCAGCGCGGAGGGCGATGCGCAGAAAACGGTCGAACTGGGCTGGGGCGTCCTCGAGAGGAGCTTTTGTCCAGGGGCGGCCGGGAAAGCGGAGGCCAGAAAGGGCGACTCCGCCTTCATGGACTTGGGCGGCGTACTCCACGGGCCAGGTGAATGTGATCGAGCCGTCGGGATTGACGACGCGCGTCTGGCTGGCGCGAAGGCGGCCGGTGTCCACGATGTCCCGCACTTGTGGCGGGGTGGGGTAGTCCCACTTCGCCGCGGAGATTTCCTCGGTGAAGCGGGTGTCGAGCCAGCTTGCGAGCTGCTTGGTCGCCTTGGCGGTGGCAGCACGGAGCTGGTTGTTCAGAGGGCGCCTAGCCATTGCCGGGTCCTCCAATGACGCGGAATGTGCCTTGGATGGACTGTCGGATGTCGCGGTAGGCCGCGACGTCCATAGCGAGGTCGAAAACGAGCTCGAAACGGCCGTGGTAGCCATTGATGATGGCGTCCGCCTGGCTTCCGTTTGTGATTCGGGTGTCCAAGCGGTCGGGGCTTAGCAGGCGCCCTGTGCAGCGGTAGCTCGAGTTGTCGGCACCGGGCTGTCCATCCCACGAGGGAGCCTCGAGGTTGAGGGCAGCCAGGTATTCGACGGTTTCGGCGGTCTGCACTGTGTTGCCCGTGTCGCTGTCGGTGGTCAGGGACGCACTACCAACCTCGAAAGCCAGCTGGGCGTTGCCCCAGGGGGCGTAGTTGGCGATCGTGGTAGCGGAAATGGCCATGGCTACAGCGCGAATCCGGAGAGAGCAAGGTTGCCTTTGAGGCGCTCGTACTCTTGGCCGTAAAGGCTGGCGGTCAGGCCGGTGCCGAGAGGCTGGCCGGATTGGCTGCCGACCTGTAGGCCGATCTGCATGACACGGGTGGAGAGGATGTGAGCAGCGAGAGTGCTCACCGCCTCGGTGTGGACATCGCCCCATTGGGCCGCAGGGGTGGAGCGGCCGGCCTCCGTGAGCGCGCCTTCGACAACGGGGAGAGCAAGCTCACCGAACTCGGGGTAGCGCGTTAAGAACTCAGTGGAGGTGGGAACTGTCATCAGCCGTTGCCCTCAGTGATGGCAGTCATGCGCTTGCTGATGGCGTTGCGCACGCGAATACGCTGCTCACCGTGCTCCCAGCTTTTGAGCTGAGCGACGTCGAAGCTGTCTTCCACCAGCCGCATGGCCTGGGTGACAGGCATATCGGAGATGGAATCCACGTCAGAAGCTGCTGCTGGATCGGGCACGAGAGCCTGATCTTCGTCCTCGACGCGGAGAGCACCGAGTTTCAGCAGGTTTTTGACAACGTCGTAGTTCTTGATCTGTTCCCAGACGCTCTCGGGGAAATCGCGGTTGACACCGGACTTCACTTTGATGCTCGAGGGCTGTCCCTTTTCTTGGACGAAAGAGAAGCCAATCGTGCACTCGGGGTCCATTGGAGGACTTTCGAGGTCGGGGCGATAAACGAGAATCATGATCAGAAAGGTGAATGAGCCAACAAAGCAAGCGCAGGCCTAATCAGGCCTTCTCGAGCACAATGGCGCTCTTGGGGTAGTAGAGCGCGAGGCCGCCGATCCGCGCGTGCGAGGCGACGGTGAACTCAAGCTCTTGACGCACGGGCGGGAAGAACTCGAGGGGCTGCGGAATGTGCAGCTGCAGCTTGTCGGGGCTGCGGTCGTAGCAGATCACGCGGTCCTTGGAGAGGGCCCCGCCGGATTTGGCGGCCTCGAGCTCGTTGATGGGCTCGATGGCGGTGATCATCGGGTTAGTGCGCAGGAAGAACTCCATCACCGTGGTGTCGGAGGTGGTGCTGCGCGGAGTGGTGGAGATGA